TATCTAAGAGGAAGCGCAATAGAACGCGCGCAAGTCTATGAAGTGTTAAATCGAATTGGTGCTTTATCCGTCGAAGAAATCCAACAGAAAGAGGATATGATCCTATGAAACTAACCGTCCCAATGCTAATTACTGCCGCGGATTCGAGCTCTCGAACTATTAGCGGTCGTATAGTCGCGTTTAATGAACCCGCAAGTGCAAGCACGGGAAACGTAATTTTTGCTAAAGGTTCAATCGAGCCAAAAAATGTTTTCTTAAATTTAGAACACACTAACCAACGAATCGGTAAAACTTTATCTATGACAATGGACGGCGATCGCGCGATAAATGCAAGTTTTAAAATTAGCGCAACTACCGCCGGCAACGACGCAATAGTCGAAGCCATGGACGGACTACGCGACGGATTTTCTATCGAACTAGCCGTGGACGATTACGAAATGCAAAAAGACGGCACAATGAAAGTTTTATCCGGTGAATTAACGGGCGTGGCACTTGTAAGTGAACCCGCCGTTAGATCTGCTCGCGTTAGCGACGTTGCCGCAAGTGAAACAGAGAATTCCGAACCGGGAGCTTCGGAGATAGAAAAACCAACAACAACAGAAGGAGAAATAGTGTCAGATAACACCGTTACAGACGCTCCCGCCGAATCAACGGTGGAAGCTACCGAGGTTCTCGCTTCGGCTCACAAGCCGGTTGCATATACCGCGCCACGTTCACCAATCGTCGATAAGAAGAGCTATTTAGAACACTTCCTACGCGCTAGCGTTCTAAACGATCACGATTCAAAGATTTACATTCAAGCGGCAGATAACTCAACTTCAACCGCTCCGGGTATGGTTCCAACACCACAGAGCACAACCGTAATTAACGCTCTAGCTAATGCAGATCGCGGAATGATTGACGCGCTATCTCGCGAGAGCTTAGTAAATGAGGGCATGACCTTTGAATTGCCAAAAGTTACAGGCGTTCCAACCGTAGCTAACGTTGCGGAAAATGCGGCAGTTACAGAATCTCAATTAACTGCAAGCTTTATTTCGGTTCCGGTTCAATCCTTCAAAGGCCGCGCGATTACCACGGTCGAACTCATCGACAGATCTCGGCCGGAATATATTCAGGCTCTTTTACAGAACCTCGAATTCGCGTATGCAAAAGTAACCGACGAATTCGCTACTGGAACAATCGTAGCGGCCGGACAACAAACCGGAGTTAATGCTAATACTGCCGCCGGATTCCTTGCCTACACTTCACAAGCGGCCGGTGCGGCTTATACCGCTTCTCTCGGCTTCGCTCGTAACCTTGTGGTAAGTCCCGGACAATGGACGAACATAATGGGCTACAACGATAATGGGGCTCCGCTATACAATGCGGCGCAACCTTCTAACGCGGCCGGTAATGTTCGCGGCGATAGCTTGCGCGGTGTAGTTTCACCGGGCCTTAACCTCTTTGTTTCTCGCTCAATTGGTAACGCTGGCCCAACAACATCAACCGGAGATTTCTCAATGGTTGTTGTCAATCCAGATGCTTGGACATGGTATGAGTCACCACGCTTTACATTGCGCACAGCAATCCAGAGCGATGGAACGATTGACATTCTTTACTACGGCTATGCAGCAATTGCTCCAAAGATTCCATTTGGCGCATGCTGGAACCAGACCTGAGCCGACTAACAAATCACTATCGGTAGCGGTCGCTCCCGAACGCTACTGACACGAAAGGAACCGAGATGCCAGCAATAGTCACAGCCTCACAGCTACGATCCATTCTTGGTGTCTCGGTTTCTTTATATTCTGACGCACAGCTTGATTCATTTATTGATTCAGCTGAGCAAACGATTTTGCCTTTACTTACGCAATACCAATCATCGGTGACATTTGCCAATGTGGATAATGCCGTCATTTATTTCACAACTATCCGGCCAAATTATTTTGTGCCGGGGCAATCTGTCATTGTTACCGGGGCCGGAACCTACAATGGCACTTACACAGTCACCGATGATCGGATTGAGCCATTTACATTTACAGCTGCCACAGCTGCCGCAGATCGCACATACCCATTGCCATTTATTCCAAGCGCATTGGCTACATTAAGCGGATCATCAGCGGCACAGCTGTATGCCAGCACACCGCCAATCGAGAACGCAATTTTGGTCGTATCGGTCGAGATTTTTCAGAGCATTACAGCTCCCGGCAATCAAATTATGGCAGACAATTTTCAGCCATCACCATTTGTGCTTGGTCGCAGCTTAACAAATAGAGTCGTTGGCCTGTTAGGCCCATTCTTGGATGTCGAGGCAATGTGCCAATGACCATTGAAGCCGACATCCGCACACCATTGCAAACCGCACTTTCAACCATTGCAGCCAATGTCTATAACGGCATTCCAGAGGCAATGACATCTCCAAGCATTTGTTTAATCCCGGACGCACCTTATCTTGAAAGCGTTTTAATCAATGGCGCAACCACAAAAGTCAAAGTTAATTTAACTGTGACTGGTGTTGTTGCTTATATGAACAATGCAGCAGCTTTGGACAACCTAGAACAACTAATGATTGACATTATTAGCACAATGCCATCAGGTTATGAAGTCGGCAATGTCAATCAACCACAACCATTGGAAGTCGGTGCAGGTAAATACCTAACTGCCGATTTACAAGTTAGCACCTACTACACCAACTAAGGAGAAATCATGCCAACAACTATCGTGACCGGCAGAGATATCACATTCACCATTGCTGGTGATACTTATGATGCTCAGGCCACATCTGCAATTCTAACTATTGATTCAACAATCAATACATATCAAACTTTAGACGGCAAGGCGTATTTCACGACCGATTCGCAAGGATCGTTTGCTGTTGAAATGCTTGCCGATTGGCCAGCTGGTGGATCATTGTGCAACGCACTTTGGACAGCGGCAGACACAGCACCAAACACACCATTGGCGGTTGTTTTTACAGCTGCAACAGGATCGGTGTTCAATTTTGATGTGCAGCCAATTTTCCCATCAGCTGGAGGCACAGCACCAGATGCACAGACTGTTTCATTAGCATTTACCTGTGTGACAACACCAACACTATAAAAAGGAGTTCGGGAGCATGAAATTACCAATTACAATTGAATACACGGATGGCAATGCTGAAACATACATTGCACATCCAGCGGAATGGGCAAAATGGGAAAACAAGACTGGCAACACGATTGGACAAGCTCAAGACAAAATGGGCGTGTCTGATTTGTTGTTTCTTGCATATCACGCAATGAAAAGAGAAATGGCGGGCAAGCCAGCCAAGCCATTTGAAGTCTGGTGTGAGACTGTTGCTGACATAATTGTCGGTGATGCAAACCCAAAAGTTATGAGTCCGGAAGCATAAATAGGATTCTGTGGGAGGTGGCCATAGCTAGTGGCCAACCTCTTAGCGAATTTAAAACAGCTGAGGATTTATTAACGGCGATTGAGATATTGGAGAAGCGAAATGGCTGAGGATGCGGTGGCTTTTGACAAAGCTGAATTGCGATCAATTATTTACGCCTTTAAAGGCATGGATGATGAAGCTGTCACTAAAGCCAAATCTGTTTCCAATGGCCTTGCCACTTATCTTCAAGGCAAAATCATTGCTAAGTCTCAAGGTAGAGACGCAGCATCACGCCGGATTGCTGAAGGCTCACGGGTAAGCAAATCATCCAAGGTTGGCGAGATGTCATTTGGTTTTGCCTCACAGAAATTCTCTGGCGGTGGCACAACTCAGCAGCTTTGGGGCGGCTATGAATTTGGATCAAACAAATACAGGCAATTTCCAATTTGGTCGGGTCGTGAAGGCCGCGGCTCAAAAGGTTGGTTTATTTATCCAACACTTAAGGCAGAACAGCCTCAAATTGTTACCCAATGGGCAGAAGCCTTTTCACAGATTGTGAAGGTGTGGTAAATGGCCGCTCAAGGATCAAGAACGCTCAAGCTGTCGTTGCTGGCAGATGTTGCTGAATTTACAAAAGGCATTAAGACAGCTGGCAAAGACACCGAATCCATTGGCGACCAATTTACAGCATTTGGCAAAAAAGCCGCTTTGGCTTTTGCAGCTGCCGGAGCTGCAATTGGTGCATTTGCGGTCGAGTCTATAAAAAACGCGGCGGCCGATGAAAAAGCTCAACGGCTTTTAGCTCTTACGATTGAAAACACAACAAATGCCACGGCTGCTCAAATTGCAGGTGTTGAAAAATACATTTCAACAACATCAATTGCAATTGGTGTCACCGATGATGAATTACGCCCAGCATTTGCAAGATTGACCAGATCAACAAAAGATGTTGAGGATGCTCAAAAATTATTAAACCTAGCTTTAGATATTTCATCAGCTACGGGCAAACCTTTGGAAGCTGTTGCCAATGCTCTTGGAAAAGCCTATGACGGCAATCTTGCTTCATTGGGTCGTTTAGGATTAGGCATAGATCAATCAATTCTTAAATCTAAAGATTTTGATTTAGTTTTTGCAACGCTTACAAAGACTTTTGGCGGTTTTGCAGATAACGAGGCACAAAGCGCGGAAAAGGCTTTTGCTCGAATAAAAATTGCTACCGATGAAGTTCAGGAACAAATTGGCGCGGCCTTGCTCCCGGTAATTCAAGAATTGACGGCGTTTATTCTTAGCGATGTTGTGCCTGTTGTTCAAAGTTTTGTGGATGGTCTGACTGGCCAAGATGGCCTCAAAGATGGATTGACCGATTCGCAGGTCACAGCCATTGAATGGGGCAAAAAAATTAGAAATCTTATTGGAACAGTTATTGAGCTTAAAGATGAATTGATTGCCGTTGCAGCTGTCATTGGCACACTTTTTGTTGTTTCCAAAATTAGTGCAGCTGTTCTGGCCACCATTGCTTTGATTAACACTTTAATAAAAGCGTATAATTTGCTTAAAGCATCGGCAATTGTGGCTGGCATTGCCACAGCTTTTGCACTCAATCCGCTGCTTGGTGTTGGAGCTGTTGCACTAGCTGCTGGTGTTTTAGCTGGAGCAAATGCTTTGGCAAGATCGAGTGATGTTGGTGGTGCAGAAACTTTTGCCGTAGGAGGCGCACCCGGAGCAATTAGCGGTGGTAGTAGATCAACGGGCAGCACAACTATTTCCGGCGCAGGTAGCACAGGCGCAGTTAGCACAGGCGGTGGCGTTGCAACAGCTGTAAAAACAGCCGAAATTGCAAACAAAGCCATAACAGGTGCATTTACAGATTCACAAAATACAGCGCGTTTATTAGCGCAAGGCGGTGGCGGTTTTACTGACTCTCAAAACGCTGCACGATTAGCCGCGCAAGGTAGAATCACAATCAATGTCAATGCGCCATCAATTATCAATGAAGAAGGATTTACACGCGCAATCAATGAAGCTCAAAACAACAGTTTTTTTAGAGGCACCGGTGGTGCAACTAATTTAGTGGGAATTTAATGACACTATTTAATCCTGTTTGGCGCGTAACTATTGGCGGTGTGCAATATCAAACCGCTATTTTGGCTAACCTTACAATTCAAAGCGGTCGCACAAACATTTATGAGCAAGCTCAAGCTGGGTATGCAAGCCTCCAAATTATTAACCTTGACCAGTCAAATGTGACAATTGGCATTAATGATCCACTTACAATTGAGCTGCAAGATTCCACAGCTACATTTGTGCCAATCTTTGGTGGGTCGGTTGTGGATATTGGCATCGCCGTAGCTGAGGTTGGCTCGGTTGATTACGCACAGCGCATCAGCATTACTGCCTTGGGTGCATTGTCGCGGCTGCCAAAAGCATTGACCGATGGCGTGCTGGCACATGATTTTGATGGTGACCAGATTTACACAATTTTGAGCCAAGTTTTATTTGCACAATGGCAACAGGTGCCAGCGGCTTTGACATGGGCTACCTATGACCCAACGACCCAATGGCAGGATGCCGAAAACACAGGATTGGGTGAGATAGACAGGCCGGGCAATTATGAGCTTGCGCAACGCTCATCCAGCCGCACCGATGTTTATTCATTGGTCGCAGCTCTTGCGAGCAGCGGTTTAGGTTATTTGTACGAGTCGCCAACGGGCCAAATCGGGTATGCCGATTCCACACACCGGACAAATTATCTTGCTACCAATGGTTATGTTGATTTAACAGCTAATCATGCTTTGGCATCAGGTTTAAGCATTCAATCTCGCACAGGCGACGTCCGAAACAACATCACAATCCAATATGGCCAAAACAGCAACAATGAAACCGATGCCAGCGATGCAGCATCGATTGCGCTGTATGGAGAATTGTCACAGATTTTTACAACTACCTTGCGGCACCTGCACGATGCTCAAGATCAAGCTGCTTTTTATTTGGCACTGAGAGCCTATCCACGCTTTAATTTTAACAACATTACTTATGAGCTGACCAACCCAGAGCTTGATGATGCCGACCGGGATGATCTCATCAATGTCTTTATGGGGATGCCGGTAGATATAGCCGATCTGCCACTTAATATGAATTCTGGAGATTATCTGGGTTTCGTTGAAGGCTGGACATTTTCTGCCCGATATAATCAGGTAAGCGTTTCAATGATTTTGTCACCGATTTCATTCTCATTGCAAGCCATGCGATGGAATGATGTGCCGGTGGTAGAACAATGGAACACAGTCAATCCAACTCTGGATTGGATCAATGCCACGATTGTGGCGTAAGGAGAAAACATGAGCAATCCAACGAGCAATTTTGGATGGCAGATGCCAACGGCCACAGATTTGGTCACGGATTTGCCAGCAGATTTTGAGGTATTTGGTCAGGCCGTTGATACCGATTTTGTAGATTTACTGGGCGGCACGACTGGCCAAGTCTTATCCAAGGCATCAAACACAGATTTAGACTTTACATGGATTGAGCAAGATGACTCAACTCTTGCATTCAATGCACAAACAGGCACAACCTACACATTGGTTGTAACTGATGCAGCAAACAAATTGGTCACAACATCAAACGCATCGCCTGTAACAGTCACAGTCCCACCATCAGTTTTCGCAGTTGGCAACACAATAAATGTGCAATCCATTGGTGTTGGTTTAACTACATTTGCTCAAGGTGCTGGTGTAACAATTACATCAACTGGAGCGGTTGCAACCGCGCCTGTATTGAGAGCGCGTTATTCAGCTTGCACAGTTATTTGCACAGCTTCAAATGTTTTTACTATTGTTGGCGATCTAGCCTAATGGGACTAATTTTAGGAATCGTGGCGAGCCGTTTTACGCCTCCAACCTTTGTCGTTGATTATTTAGTAATTGCGGGTGGCGGAGCGGGAGCATCGGGGAGCAACGGAGCCGATACGGGCGGAGGAGGAGGAGCGGGAGGTTTTAGATCAACAGTCACTGCAAGTGGTGGCACTCCAGGAACTGCTGAAACTCCATTGAATCTAGCGATTGCGCAAAACTACACAGTGACAATTGGCGCGGGTGGTTCGGGTGGAATAAGCCCAAGTGGTGGCACAAGTGGCACTAATTCAATTTTTTCTACTATAACAAGCCTTGGCGGCGGTGGATGTCCAAGTCAAACAGGTGGTTCGGGTGGAGCAGGCCGATATTCTGTTCCAGCGGCGGGTTTAGGAACAGCAAATCAAGGTTTTAATGGTGGCAGCGCAAACACAGTTTCACCATATCTTTCAGGAGGAGGAGGAGGAGCGGGCCAAATTGGACAAAGCGGAACGGCTGGTTCGGGTGTTGGTGGTAATGGGGTTGCAACATCAATTACAGGTTCATCAGTAACTTATGCAGGCGGAGGAGGTGCGGGAGGTTCAAACGCAAATGGAAATTCTGGAAGTTCGGGTGGTCTGGGCGGAGGAGGTGCGGGAGGATCGGGCACAAATGGCGTTGCAGGCGCGACAAATACGGGTTCGGGCGGTGGGGCTGGCTCTGAAGGCGTAAGTGGAGATGGCGCAAATGGTGGTTCGGGAATTGTTATCTTGCGTTATCCAGATACAAAAACAATTTCGATTGGTGCAGGTTTAACAGGTACAACATCACTAAGAATAAAAGCGGTCAATTCTTGAATTACTGGAAGCAAGGTCGCGCCAATTTGTTCTTGAACCTCATCGGTAGCAATTTTTATGCGGGCAAAAGCCTTTT